GAAATAATTCCTTGCGGAATCCACTCGGGCCAGTCCAACAAAGCAGGTAGGTAGTCAGCCTGTGCTTTGTTTTCCAATCAGCAATTGCATCCCAGAAACCACAGCGAACATCATCAAGCCTTGCCATTCGCAAAACTTCATTGCCAAAAATAAGCTCATGCTCCAGTGACATCATGATCACAAAGAGGAGCATGTCTGCATCAATCAGTCCAACTCTTTGTTTGTTCATTTTTCAAAGTTCCTCTTGGTAGTGACGTTGCTAGCCATGATCAGTGCGTGCGCTTCACGCATACCTGCAGCGCGGCCGTGTTGATAGCCAATGAAATAGCTTGGGTCTGCTGTTGGGTCATAACCCTGACGCTTGGCCATGGCTATGTCGTCCTCAGTCATGTGCTCTAGGTAGTCAGCATTTTTCATGACACCATCTCCTCCTTGAAACGGCAGATCTCCGGGTGGAATGTGAGCTTGTTCATCATTCCCACCTCTCCCTTTACTCGGTTCTTCTTGAGCCAGCATGATGTTGTGTTGGGGTTTTGGGTGTCCAATGGATTGCGTTGCAGCATCCAGATGTAGTCAGGGATCTGAGCTAGAGAGTGAGATCCTCGTAGTTCGGAGAGCTTGGGCTCACCACCTTCCTCTGCCGTCTCACCCATGCCGGGGGATCGGGATAAGTGACAGACGACGATGAACGTGAACTGAAGCTCCATCGCAAGTGTCTTGAGATCTTTGATCGTCTTGTCAATAGCGCGGCGCTGATCAACATTGAGAGCAATACCATCGGCAAGGAGAGAGAAGTGATCAAGAACAACAACACGGCACTCTTCATTGATGACGTAGTGTTTAACAGTGGAGACAAAAGCAGAGATGTCTTCGCTGCCAAACTTGTCCAGCAGCAGAAGATTGCCTGCAAATTTTTTCATCCCTTCCCTTACATCGTCTTTCATTTCTTGTCGTGCCGCTGGTGGCAAGAGATGGAAAGGGCAGCCTAATAATTCAGACAACATCCTTTCCAACGTGGTGTTGCAAGATTCCTCCAGTCCGAAATAAGCAACCTTGATGCCCATCAGACATAAGAACAAAGCAATGCATCGCGTGAACAAACTCTTCCCGATGCCAGTGCCACCTGCTATAAGCCAGACTTCACCTGGCTTAAGTCCTTCTGTCGCCTTGTTCCATCCGTCCCATGGCAGGTCAAGGCCACGATCCATCTTCGGATTAAGCACGGACTCAATCAGATCCTCAGCACGGACCAGACCATCAGGCGTGTAACGGCCTGCAGTTGTGATGGCACGAAGAATCTCTTTGCCACCGCCTGCCATCCATGCTTCGTTGGCATCCTTAAAGATGAAGTTGGTAACGATGCGACACTTCGGGCCAATCAATTCAGCAGCTTTCTTGGCATACTCTCTGCCCACGTCATCCATATCAAAAAAGATAGTGACACGAGAGAAGGTCTGAATGTATTTCAGGTTTGCCTTGAGGCTGCTGAGGCAAGCGTTCACACCACTGGTGATTGACACCACCGTGTAAAGCTTTTGTCTGTCTGATTCATACACACTCATGGCATCTAGCTCACCCTCGGTGATGACAAGGTGTGCGCCAGTGCCTTGGTGTTGGCCGAACAGCTGACAACCTTTAGGGCTACCCATCCATGTGATTTGCTTGGGCAGCACACGGATGTGAACAGCTTGGTTGGTGCCGTCTTGAGCTTTCACCATGGCGTAGTGAGCAGGCTGGCCACGCTGCAGGCCTACCTGATAGTCAAAGACACGGCAGGTTTTCTCACTGATGCTGCGATCCTCAATGGCAGCAAAGGTGCCGAGAGGTAGCGGTGTGACAGTGGTCTCCTTTGTGTCGAGACTGTTCTTGTAAACCTGATCAAAGACATTTACTGGCTCGCCTTTGTCGGGAGCAGCGTCATCTGTTCTGGCGTGGTGTCCGCAACTGAAGCAGTGGAGCCATCCTTCTGTGTCGATGCTCGCCGCGTCCGAGGAGTTGCAGCTGGGGCACGGTACGTGAGTCTTGAGCCATTTACCCATTGTTCAAGGAATTCAGTTGGTATTGGAAGTGGACACCAAGCAATGCCGAATCGTTCGCACCACTGACATACCTCTGTCTTGCTGTTTTTATTTAGCTTGGCGTGAGGTTGCTGCAGTGCTACAAATAGCGGCAGTGTTGGGTGATGTGTGATGACAGAAAGCAGCTTGCTTCTTGCATCACTGGGGAACCAGCCTTTGACCTCTATGTAGAAGTCAAAGTGCTTCCCTTTCACCACGAAGTCTGGTGTGTAGAACCGCTTTAGGTAGTAATCAAAGCGTTCTTTTTCATAATCGATGTCGTAGCCAAGCTCAATGAGAGCCTGGCTTACGAGCGCTTCTTGCTTGCTACGGAACTCACCTTTCTTGTGGCGTTTCCGGTTCTGGTTGTATGACCTGAACATTACTCATTGTTCAGTGCAGCAAGCAATGCATCATCAGCTGCCTGTTCGGCAACGTAACCACCTTCGAGAGATTCAATCTCAAAGCCGTTGGCTTTTTGCACCAGCTCTTGAATTTGAATGGCTTCAAGAGCCAAGGCAATGCCTTGGCTTCCTTTGTTGTAACAGTACGGGCGATAAAACACTTTGACTTTGCTGCCAAAACCTAGATCGATTGGTGCAATCTTTGTGGGTTTTGCATCAAAGAACGTGGCCGGATCTTTGGCATCGTATTCATTTGTTCTTCTGTTCAGCACCTTTGTCTTGCGCTTGAACTTAATCGTTGTGTATCCCTCGTTAGGAATTTTGTTGCCAGCTTCGTCCTTCTTTAGTGAAGGCTGATATGGCAGCTTGAATGATGGCTTGGCAACATCAGTCTCAGTGATCATGTTGCTTTTAACAGCAGCATCAACCTCTTCCATTACTTTCTCAATCACTTTCTGCGCGACGTGATCAGGAAAGACAAGAGCAATGTCCCAGTTGTAGTCAGTGGCGTTGAACATGTTCTGCTTAGGCTCAACAACGTTGGCCCATGCAACCTCGCCGATTGGTGAAGAAAAGGTTTGTTTACCCATGGTGAAAGGAGAGTGAAATGTGTGTGAAAGGTGCTGGTCTTACACTGCCCGTTCCCTTAAAAAGAACAGCTGCCAGCTTGTCTACATTATACAGCAGTGCTGAGTGATGTCAAAGAATTAGCAGAACAAAAACCTGTTGGTTCCAATCTGTTCTGCGTCCAGCGTGCCTATGTATGGTGCTCGCTTGATTCGCTTGCCTGTTTTCTTCTCGGCATACTGCCTTGTCAACTCAAGCCAGTCCTCTGAATAGAACCGATTGAACTGATCCAACAGCTCAGCGTGCATCAACTCCACCTTGTCCAGTGATGTGCCAACGCAGTCATGCACCGTGACAATTGGATAGCCATACGTCCTCCAGTGCCAGACAAACCGCTGCAGGAATGCAGCATCCTGACTATGAATAAAGTCAGCACACATCTTGGCTCCTGTCTTTCGTTTGTTAGGCAGGTTAGTCTCCTTGCTACAGCTGACTTTCATTCTCCTGCCTGAGACTTCGAGATACATATCATGTTGCTCAAGCTCCCGTGCAAAGCACATCACCTTCCATCCATTAGGCGTGACCCAATGCGGTGGGATCTTGGCGTCAATGTAAGTTTTGCCAATCACCCTGAGCCACTTGCTGAGATCTGATATGCCAGGTAATACCTTCTTGCACACATTGTGAATGGCACGGGCCAGCACAACAGATAGATCTTGTGCCCTGTAGCCCTCTTGTGTCAGCCAGTTATCGCAATGATCACGCACTGCCATCAGCAGAATGCGAAGCATGGTTTCGTGCGAACGTCCATAGATCAGTGGCATACAAGTCTCTTTAATCAGGCTGCGAGTGACCAGATTGCTGGTGATCCACCATGCTGCAAGGTCTCTGTCTTTCTCATTGCCGTTGCTTGCTATGGCATACAGCTCTTCATGCAGAGTTTTATCTTCAATGCGTTGATACAAATCCATTGCACAGTTCTCACCTGAATCAATAAGGTTTGTCATTTCAGCCAGTCTTTTGTCACGTAGCAGAGCAGCAACGTGTCCATAGCCTGAGCAGGTTTGATCCAGCTGGAACACCATGCGTGTCTCATACGATTCGTCGGCCATGTAGCGGGACCACTCACGGCACAGTGCAACGAAGCGCCATGGCTCTTTGGCGTTCTCCCACCAGCCGATGTAATCAAGCGGTGCTTGTCCCGTATCGCGAATTAAATGAGACTTCTCATG